ATTTTTCAAAATTCTGAAAATTTCATGTAGGGCATGTAGGTAGCCCCCTACATATGTAGGGAGGTTTTTGAGGGGTAAAAAGCTTGGTTGTTTTTGATACATGTAGGTATTTCACTTTTTACTTTTTTTTCAATTCTCTTTTGGGAAAATCAAAAATCAACATGGTTTTTTTGTGTGTTTTTTGATTATTTGAAATTAGAAATGAAAAAAACGTGAAAATGTGTTTTAGAGCGTAATGCTCTCATTTCCATTTCAAACTGTTTTCATTTGTTATTGTATTTTTTTTGAAATAATTAGTCAAATGATTTAGAAATAATGTCTAATGGTAATTCAATGGTAACTAATGGTAACTTTTCCGGCGAGAAAGTCGCCGATAAATTCTCATGTAAATCGTGCCTATATACTTGTAGGAAAGAAAGTGACTTTAATAAACACTTACGCACTAGAAAGCATAAAAATGGTAACAAAATGGTAACAAATGGTAATTTTGGCGAGAAAGTCGCCGATTACCACAACCTGGTGTCAAATAATACGCTGGATCACATCGCTTACCATAACTCAGTAAGCAACAATGGCGAGAAAGTCGCCAAGGTGTCATTGAATGAAACATCTAGCGGACCTCCCTACACATGTCTAGTATGCGGACAATTGTATAAATACGCTTCAGGGTTATCTAGGCACCGCAAGAAATGTTGCTCTAAACCTAGTAATGTAGGTGAAAATGTGCAAGAAATGGTTGAATTTTCGCATTCGACAAATCCAAGTGAATTCAAGGAAATAGTTCTAATGCTTTTGAAAGAAAACAAAGAGATTCAAAAGACATTTGTAGAAATGATTCCACATATTAAAGGGAATGCTGAACATAGTTATAACAATACAAATAGTAATAATACGAATCATTTCAATATACAAATGTTTTTGAATGAACATTGTAAGAATGCAATGAATCTGACTGATTTCATTGATACATTGCCTATTACACCTGAACTCTATGACAATACCATCGAGAATGGATTAACAAAAGCAATCACAAATATGATAACAAACGGATTAAGTCAATTGGACGTACTAGAGAGACCGATTCATTGTACAGATGCTACGAGAAAAACACTCTACGTCAAGGAGGAGGACATTTGGGAAAAAGACGACGAATTAATAAAAGTTCTTATGGGGATACAAAAAATAGCAAGAAAACAGAGAAGTATGATTAACAAATGGAAAGATATTAATGAAGGGTGGGATAAAGATGAATCTATACAATTAAAATTTACGAATTTAGTATGTCAATCAATGACAGATATAGAACACGACGAAAAAGAAACCGGAAAAATTATACGTTCTATTAGTAAAAATACATATCTAACGAATGAAATAAAAAATGAATACAAATAAGTATTCTACATTAATGTAATTAAAAAATAATTAGTTAATTACATTACAATTATCGATTTTTAGTTGTTTTTATTTATGTTGTTTTTATTTCGTTATGGTTATATTTGAATTACTCCTTCTTCTTGATCACCTTCTTGACCACCTTCTTCTTGACAACTGGAGATGCCTCTCTAACTACTTCGGCGACCTCCTCCTTAATTGCCTCTTCCTCATCATCAGTATCCTCCACATCGTTCGAAACAGGTTCATTGTCGTCTTCATCGTCCTCATCAGTGGAGATTGCCTGCTTGACCATACGGTCCTTGTCCTCACCAGAGAGCTGGATTTGACAAACACCTCTCATAGTAGCCTTAGGCTTAAGAACTCCTTGGAATAATCTCCATGTAACACCAAACTTACCATTAGCGAACCACAAACCACCACATTGAATAACTGCTGCGATATGAGAACCCTTAGCAATCAAATCCTTTGGAGACACTGAACTACCATTAGGATCAGGGAAGATTGCCGATTGATTTACATCATATAGCTCAGTCTTCCACTCGCCATCCCAAAATGGCAGCTTTACCTTTAGTGTAGGAGCACGACTGGTGTCAGACTCGCCGGTATTCTTATCCTTGGGATACTTCAACATGGGAGTCCAAAGAGCATCAATCGCATCCTCACTCATCTTGGCCTTACCAAACCACTCCTTAGCATTCGTAATCGCATCAGCCTTAAGCTTAGTCTCTAGATCAACCATGTTATTCAGAAAGTTAGTAGTATCCTCCTTGGCATAATCCTCATTAGGAAACTGAAGCGACATCTCATATCGCTCGTTACCCTCATAATCACTTACCCCCCACGTAATCATAAGTGGTGTTGAAATGTAGGTAGCTCCATTAGAAGCAGCATTTACAATACCAATACTCTTACTACCTCGGGCATCCACCTTAGGCTTAGAGTACTTAATATCACTGGAGGGGGTAAAATCGGCACCGGAAAGAATTGTCTTAGAGTTCATTGTCATCTATGTATTTAATTTATATAGACGGTTATTCTTTAAATCAATTTTTTTTTATAATTAACAAAAATAGGAAATAAATGACTCTACATATTCGGTCTAAATATATTATTTAATTTCTTTATTTCTCTCTACGTATTTATTAAACATCTATCATAAGAATATAGAATCTTGCTAACAACGAAGTTGTAACAGATTGTATATGATACTCGTATAGATGAATCACCTAGAGAGATATTAAGAATAATAACTATATAAATATATCTAATGATATATTAATAATAATAATGACAGATAATCTCTCTACTAAGTCCTCTATAAATGAAAAAGTATTTGATAAAACTATTACGAAAAAAAAGAAAAGGGTCGCAAGCGGCGATTTTCACATGTTGAGTATGGATGAATATGAACAAGTAAAAGAGATTAATTACAAGGTCTCTCAATTAAAGGAAATATGCGGGTTTTATAAACTCAAAAAGAATGGAAATAAAGACGAATTAATAGCGAAGATATATAATCATTTAAAATATTCGATGTATGCTATAAAGATACAAAAAATAGCAAGAGGTAATTTCATGCGGAAATATATTATGTTGGCTGGTCCAGCATTTAAAATGAATAATCGTAAATTATGTGTAAATGATACAGATTTTGCTACATTAGAACCTCTGAATGAGATACATTATAACCAGTTTTTTAGTTTTTCGGACGAAGATGGAACTATTTATGGATGTGATGTTACATCTCTCTTTGAATTATTATGTAAAAAAAACAAACACGACATTATTGGGAAAAAGGCACCATTAAATCCATATAATCGTAGGCATTTAGAGTCTTATTTATTTACTAATTTCTCTCTATACCTGAAGTTGGCAAAGTTAAATGGGATAAAACAGATAACAACAATAGAAGAAGAAGTTATTGATCCGTCGAAGCAATTAGAAATGAAAATACTGGAACTATTTCAATATATAAATGAATTAGGTAATTATGCTGACAGTTCATGGTTTTCTAATCTATCTAGGCATATGACTGTATTATTTATAAGGGAAGTATATGATATATGGCATTATAGAGCACAGCTTACACAGGAAACAATGCGAAGTATCGTTCCACCACACGGAAATCCATTTACTGGTATGAATCTACAACTGGCTCAATCACAATCTGACGATTTTATTAGAAAACAGGCGGTGAAAATAATCGAATATTTGGTAAAATCGGGCCATACTACCGATAACCGTTCTTTAGGAGCATATTATGTACTGGCTGCATTAACTTTAGTAAGCGAAGATGCGCGAAACGCATTACCGTGGCTTTTTCAATCAGTCTCTCATTAAATGCGTTTTTATTACTAATAAAAATATTTAGGAATAAAAATATTTAGGAAATTATTTATGATTGGTTACCATCATAAACAGTTCCATATAATATATAATGCGTTAAATAGCTTAAAAAGATATGTCTTAGTAGTGTATAATGGTAAGAACTACTAAGACTACTACTCCCAAGACCGCATCTAAGACTGCTAAGGTTGCTGCCCCTGTTATTGAGGCTGCTCCCGTTGTAACCGAGACACCTCCTGTCGAGGTAGCTCCTGTAGCAGAGGAGCCCATTTCAACTGTATTTGGACAATTCTCTGATTTCATGGCTAAGCTTCAGGCTGTAAGCGCTTCCATGTCATCTCTTCGCACTGAGTTCCGTGGAATTGAGCGTCAAGTGACTCGTGAGCTTAAGGCTGCCGCTAAGGTTACTGCCAAGCGCAAGAGAAAGACCGGAAACCGTGCTCCTTCTGGATTTGTTAAGCCTACTCTTATCTCCAACGAGCTTGCTGGATTTCTAGGCAAGCCTGAGGGTACCGAGATGGCTCGCACTGAGGTTACTCGCGAGATTAACTCTTATATCCGCGAGCACAAGCTTCAGGACAAGGACAATGGTCGCAAGATCATTGCTGACAAGAAGCTTACTGGTCTTCTTAAGTTGAAGAAGGGTGACGAGCTCACCTACTTCAATCTTCAGAAGTATATGTCTCCTCACTTTGCCAAGGCTGCTGACAAGATCGCTGCTGCTGCTGTAGCTGCTTCTACCACCGCATAATCATAACATATAATAAAACATCTAAAAATACCATAAAAAATATTTGTGATTAAATAATATTTACGCTCTGTAAATATTATTATATATAATTTGAACTAATCAAATACTTTCTGTAAAAATATTCAAACACATGAATTGCGTTGTATAATACTAACACGCAAATATAAAATTCTCTTTTTCCATAACCGTGGTTAAATTACTTTTGTTGATTGGACCATTTAATATTTTTAGTTTTTCGTATTGTCTGTATTCAACCATATTTTCTAGTGTAAATAGTGAATGTATTGAATATAGCTCAATACTATCTACATTATTGTTAGTATTTGCCTCCATCCATTCATAAAATCGATCATCGCCGCTCTTTTTATATTTCTGATATTTTTTAAAATATTTCAAAGTTCTTATTAAATTGTTTCCATTTGGATTGTTGTTGTTACTATTCTGATTGCTATTTTCAAAATTATAATCTGTACCAGTGACGATACAAATACTTCGAAACTCTTCTTGAGTTATAGATAGTTCGCGTAATATATCTTTCGTATTATACATTACAACTGTTTTCTTGAGTAAGCTCATATATCGCAATACACGAGGACATCCATATACAAATAAATCCATATCTTCACTTAAACAAGCGTATGCTTTATTTTTACATACCATTTTAGCACACAATTTATCAGCCTCTCCAGGAGCTTCAATGTAGGAAACACCATATGCTTGAATTAATAATTTCACATTTTCAACATCTGTATGATGAAGACGAATAAAATCCTTCTTTAACCCATCCATTGTGTCTTTAATATCCTTTTCCTCGGTAGCATCCATATCAGCACCATATTCTTTTATTTTACAGTTTAATTCATTATATTTCATTTCCGCATTTTTTTTATCCATTTTTCTTTTCTTCAATAAAGCGTATTTCTCTTTTGGAGGTTTTCCGTCAAATACAAAGAGTGGAATGATATTATATTCACGAAAGATAGATATCATCAAGTAAAAGTTTTCCAACAACGCATTTTCTCCCAAGAATCGATACAAATAAATACTTGTATCGATAACAATTTTTTTATCTTTCAAATCGCGCAAACTGATTTGATGAATCGAATTTGTACAATTACCTTGTAAATATTTGTTAAGATGTTTAATACCCATTTTTATATGCTTGTATAGATGTAATGCTATACAATAAGGTTATTCAATTTTTCTTTTTACTTAACCGAATATATATCATGTATGTCGTTTATTGACATTTTCAATGTTCGTATTAACATATAATCGTCTTTTGAAAAATACTTTTCAATCGTGGATATATTTCTTCGTATTTTTGTATTTTTACAACAGTCTTTTATAAAACTCATATATGATTCTAAATTACCAGGAGTTTTTTTAAATTGTAATAGTAAATTATTATTGTTTGAACACCAGTCCATAAAATGACTATAATTATTCATCAACAAACAAGTTATAATATAGTAACTAAAAACTGATGTGTTTTCTTTATATAAATAATTACATATACTGACATGATCGTCCCTTTTTTCAACAATGTGACTATATTTTAAATCTAGAAAGTGTAATATTTTCATTGCTTGAGCCAGTGAATGTTCGCATTCTCTTTGCATATCCCTTTTAAATTTAGCCTTGAATTTTGATAACAGTTTGGTCATTTTTGATGACGAAGGTGGAGATTGTTTATGGCGTATGCTTTGATAAGAATACATTAATGTATTTATTGTTCTTCCCCAAAATTCGCAATAACTTTCATATAAATTAAATTCTACATTTACATTAAATATATCTCTCAGTTTTTTATTTACACTATACATGGACATATTTGAAAAATCGAGTCCAAAATTATGAAACGTCTCGTGAATGAATACTTTAAACCATTCTTCCTTTCTATACAGCACTATTTCAGTATGTTCTTTACATCCAGTAGTATATGCGCTATTCACGTGTTCAGTATCAAGAATATGTAGCTGATTGTCTGGAAGTTGTTTTTCAAACGGAGTAAAATAGATGAATATAGAGACCGTTTTTGAGCATTTTTTACTGGAAAAGTCATTTAACATATGAAACCACATATACATCATATGTACGTATTTTTCTAGCGTATCATATTCACCTGGTTTGATTTGTTCCATAGTAACAAAGTAAATATTTATCAACCGTCCCTTAATAGTACATGTAAATTGTATATTGTAGGTCGCATTATCGTCTATATAGGTTTGTATTTTTTTAGGAAAAAAATGACTATCCATCACTTCAGGTCTGGGTATTTGACTAACCATTTGTATTTTTGCGAAATGCGACTGAAAGCACTTACCAGTAGTTTTTTTTTCTACATATTCATCTGCGTCAGTTAATAATGAATAAAAAGCTGTAATAATATTATCATTTATATTATCCGCCAAATAATTGTATTTTAGTCCAGGTATAACGGTATTTATATAATTCATAATGTATTATTATATAAATAGTAATATTTTTATATACGTTTTATCTCTACAATAATTTACAGGTTGAAATTCACTACATATTTTGTAATTTACTTCTCACAAGCATTAAAGCATTGGCTAGTTCTGGTTCTGCTCCTTTTTTATAGTGTTGTAATTTGGCCTTTTTTGTCTGTATCAATGCTTGCTTCAGGTCGGTTTTGTCTTGATTAAATTTGGCATAAATCGCATTTTCTAATACCGCATTCTCAGCTCCTCCATAAAAATCAGGGTCTATTTTAATATCCTTTCCTCGTAATGTCTCTCCCTTGTGTTTTCCGCTTTTAGAACCAGCCATCTTAGCTAACTCAACATCTTCTGAAATCTTGGATCCACTATCTTGAGAGAAAAGAAGATAGAATTCTTTATTTGTATTTTTGAATTTATTTGCTTGGTAATAATGTTCTACTGTTTTCCATTTATGTCCATCCAATTCGAATGGTGCTACATATTCATTGTTCAACTTTCTTCGCCAATCTTTGATTTCAGCCAACTGAGAGAAATCCTTTATTAATTCAATAGGTATTTTCTCTCCATTTCCCTTTCCTGGAAGGGGTTTGTCGTTTGATTTATTGTAAAATTGGAATACAATAGAATTATCATATAGACCATTTTCATTTTCTTTAATTACATCCACATTTAGATCGACTGGCTCTTCAATACCCAATTCTTCATTAAACATTTTAAATTGGGGGATAATTTTATAAGGTCCAGACGTTCCTTGAAGACAATTTTTTGCTACATCTAATTTAATAGCATATGGAATTTCTGAAAATTGGAATATACGATGATATTTATAAGTAATTAGCTTGTAATGGTCGCCAGTATAGTCTAGTAAAATATAATATTCGGGTTCAAATGTACCTTGCTCTTCTAAAATAGGATCATTCAATTGTCCGCACAGGAGAACATTATTTTTGTCACCTGATTTCCAAGCTTCGCTAGAGAATATAACCATCTTAATATTCAATACGCGTTCCAATGTAGAAATAGCCCAAGTATCTGCCCAAAAATCACACGTTTTCATTGTTTTTTTTAAATCTTCCATTGAATGGACCTTTTTCATAAATCTAAATTCATGCATTAATTCTTTCGATATTTTCATTTCCGACTTTAATCGTTTATACTTGGTAGCTACCTCCTTCGCGTGTTCTACTATTTTCTGCTGATCACTACGTTCTTTGGCGTTTTTTAATCTATCTCTCAATTCAAGATTTAATTTTTGCAGTTCCTTTATTTCAGTTTCACCAGTTTGTACAACCTCTACAAACATTTTGTATTTTTCTTTGTAGTTTTCGTATAATTCGCCAGTAACTTCGTCAGACATTTTTCGACGTAATTCCATTACACTTATATCTTTATCGATTGATTTCAAGGCATCTCTGATTACAGCAAACAAACAATCTCCACCACCTTCATTGTCAATAATATTATATTCGTTACTTTTCATCATGTCTTGTATCCATTCTTGCCCTTTTTCTTTTTTATATTCATCGTGTTCTTTTTCCAGTTGTTTTATCGTTTGTTCAGGTAATATTGTTTTGGTCTCCTCTTTGTCAGATTGTTCCTCTTTATCAGAATCATCCTCTTCACCCTCTTCACCATCTTCACCCTCTTCACCATCTTCACCCTCTTCACCATCTTCACCATCTTCACCATCTTTGAAAGTATCTTGTTTGGAAACATTTTTCTTAGAACTATTTTCTCCGATAAGCATTTCAGTTGTAACAAATTTATATACTAAGGGTTCGTCAATATCTTGTAATTCTATATCCCCATCTTCATCAACAATATTTGGTAATTGTTCAGACATAATTTCGTATATACCAATTTGTTTTGATGCCTTGTCGTTTTCAACCAAGTATATTGGATAATATATAATGTTATCATCAATAAATGCATATTTAGCCTGACCCAAGGCAATAGTGATATCTTGTCCTAAAACAAATATTTCGTACATAGAAGCATCAAAATTAAAATCATCAGCATCTATTTTTTTTATTTCAGGATAATTTATATTGGGATTTAATATAGAATTCACCATTATAGATTAATTATATATTAATGTTTATATTTTTATATACGATAATACTTTTATCAAATATGTTATGATTGTAGAGTCGCTCAGCTACATCATTCGAATACTTACTGAAAAGAGATAAACTGTCCAAAGTAACTGTCATTTTTTAGTTCATGTATGTAGTGCCAACATTTTTTTCGGTTATATACCTGTAATGAATTTTCAGGATTATTTTCAAATTGAATAATTAATTCTATCAGTTCTTCCTTTTTTAATCGCCGCTTAGGTATATCATAATAAATAGCAATATGATGTAGCATTTTCATTGTATAATTTTCAAAATAATCAACATGTTGGGCAATTATGTTATCGTCATCATTTGACTCATCATTTGTTCCGTCATTCATATTATGAAATCCGATAGATTCATCGTCTAAATCTACCTCGGAAAAAAAACATTCATTAAGAATTATATTATCAATTTCTGTTTTTTCTTCTATACTACAAATAGGCGGACCTAATTCTTTAGTTTCATATCGTATTTCATTATGCGTCATCTAAATATAATACATTTAAACGTTTTTAATTTCTTTTTACACCTATTCATATAACTTTATTTGTTATACTATAATTTACTTGAGTTTATCCAAAATATCCATATGCTTAAACTTGGCTTTTGGTGAAATTCCCATAAACGTTTTTGTGTCTATGTTTTTAATTTGTAACAAATTATCCATAATTTTATCCCATCCATTGTACTTGGCAAGTGTTGAAAATGGAATATTCGTAAGAATAATATATAAATTTTCCGTTAATTCTTGATTTTCTATACATTTGGATTCATCTGTCAGATTATCTTCCTCCATAATCATATTCTGGATGCTTTCTATTTTATCAACTATAAAATCTAATGTAAGTACCTTATTTTTATATAAATTAGTAAGAAATAGACTCATTGCACGTCTCTTTTCATTTACAATATTCATTTCACAAAACTTGTTATAATCCTCGTCCGGTGACACAAATTTCATGTCTTCAAATAATTTCATAAACTCGTTAATATTATTATCAACTATATTCGTCATGAATTCATATTTTGACTGTAGTTCATTGGATAATTTGGCATACACATTACTGTTAAACTTATTCGAAGTAGCCATAGTAAATATAGCATGTCCGATTTTATCAATATAAACTTCGTCGCACTTTTCATTATCATTGATTTCATCCAACAAGGCTGTTAGTTTATCGATAATCTTATCGTATGTTTTATCGGTTAGTTTATTAATTAATGCACGAATATTATCAATCTCTTTTTCAATACCCACCTTTTTAGTAAATTCTGTCTTTTGAAAATTACGAACTGATTGCCAGTCATCTGACGTATTGACTTCTTCATTGCGTCGTTTCTTTTTTTTATATGAGGGTCTGTCGTTACTAATACTATTTTTATTTGAAAATGAAGGAGTTTTTACATATGTTGGAGCACCTACTTGCTGTGTTAATAAATTAATTAATTTTATAGTTTCCTCAGGCAACTTAAAACTACTATCGGACCATTTAATATTATCAAAATCTTGTATAGTATAAATTACCGTAGTCATTGTATGTAATATAAAATGAATATGTTTATTATTTTATATCAATTTTATTATAAATAATATTTTTACTAGATAATATTCTTACTAGATAATATTCTTACTAGATAATATTTTTACTAGATAATATTCTTACTAGATAGATAGATAAATAAATAAATAAATAAATAAATAACTAACAAACATACTTAAATATTATACTATACCTATATTATTGATATTATGTCTATAGAAGAAAATACAGAACATATAACAGAACCTATTGTGGAATCTACAATAGAAGAAAACGATTATAGTGTCACCGAAACTCATAATTGGAGTGATATGAATTTAAAAGACAATTTACTGCGCGGAATATATAGTTTTGGCTTTGAAAATCCAAGCCCAATCCAGAAGAAAGGTATTGTACCTATTTTATCCGGTAGAGATGTAATAGCGCAGGCGCAGTCAGGTACTGGAAAAACAGGAGCATTTACAGTATCAACGATACAATGTGTTGATGAAACATTAAATGAATTACAGGGGCTCATTCTAGCACCTACTCGTGAATTAGCCATTCAAACGCATAAAGTTATTTCAACTATTGGAACATTTATGGAAAACTTGAAATGTTCATTATTTATTGGAGGACGTTCTATGGAACAAGACATGAAAGAATTGGACAATCGTCCTCAGATTGTAGTGGGTACGCCAGGAAGGGTACATGATTTGATGCGCAGAAGAAAACTAAATACAAAAAGTATAAAAATGTTGGTTATTGATGAAGCAGACGAAATGTTATCTAGTGGATTTAAAGAGCAAGTATATAATGTATTTCAGTTTTTAGGAAATAAAGTTCAGGTAATCTTGTTTAGTGCAACACTTCCAAATGAGATTCAATCATTAACTCAAAAATTCATGCGCGATCCAATTAAAATTTTGGTAAAGACCGAAAGTGTTACTTTAGAAGGAATTAAACAATATTACATTGCCCTAGACAGTGATAATCAGAAATACGAAACGCTGAAGGATTTGTTCGAGTGTATATCAGTAAGTCAGTGTATTATTTATTGTAATAGTATTAATAGAGTGAATGATCTATATGAGGCTTTATGTAAAGATAATTTCCCTGTAGGTTGTATTCATAGTGGTATGGAAAAGACAGAAAGAGAGAAGGTTTATAAAGATTTTACGAATGGTGGGTTGCGAGTATTAATTTCGTCTAATTTAACAGCGCGAGGTATAGACGTTCAGCAAGTAAGCACAGTCATTAATTTTGATATACCTAAAGATATTCATACGTATATTCATAGAATTGGTAGATCCGGAAGATGGGGGAGAAAAGGAATGGGAATTAATTTCATCACTCAATACGATATTCGAAAAATCAGAGAGATTGAGCAATATTATGATACTCAAATAGAGGAGATGCCGTCATCTATATCTAGTATAACCGCTTAATTATAGATGGTATATGTCGTCGCGCGTGACAATAAAATATACAATACAATACAATACAATATACAATATACAATACAATATACAATATACAATACAATACAACATATGTTCGTATAGAATCAATTTATTAATTCGTCAAATATACTAATTAATGAATTCAGAATTTGAATTACCGATATACTATTTAGAAAACCGGGAAAAACTAGATACTAATATTATCAATGATTTAGAATTATTAGCATTAAATGAAGATTCCGAACAATGTGACGATAATAATGCCGGTGATACTGGTTCAGACACTGGAAAAGATAATGATAACAGTAATGACGTTCGTAAATGTTTAATGGAAACTGTTATACAGCCGAAATCCAAAATAGGTATTGAACAGTTACCCAAATTATGCGAATATTATACGAATAACAAGTTGTTTTTAAAACAAACCCAGAAAATTATTGACTCGTGGAAAATAGACGACCGACAGTTTTCGAAACAAAAACAATATGATAATTTTTACGAATTGTGGAAAAAAATAAAAGAAGATGAAAATTTCATAGATCGTTATTATTATGTAGATGTCGATTTTTTCAAATTTTTAAACCATTCTTCTCCGTTTCTTCAATTACTTAGTATATATAATTTAGTGAGTCCCATATTAAGTCTGATTTTGCCGGTTATTTTACTGCTAGTGCCTTTTTTTATGTTGAAATTCAGCGGAATATCTATTACGATGGAAAGCTATTACAAGGTCCTGGTTAATATTTTTTCAAAGCACGCATTGGGAAATATATTCACTATCATGGAGGATATTTCCTGGGAGAAGAGAGTATATGCTATTGTCTCTGTCGTATTTTACGTTTTTTCCATTTATCAGAACTCCATAGTTTGTTATCGATTTTATAAAAATTTCAAATCCATCCACGAAGATTTGTTTTTACTGAGAGATTATTTAACAACCACTATTGAGAATATGAACACAATAGAATTCGCTTGTGTGAAACATAATACATATTTACCATTTTTACAAAGCATATATCCTCATAAAGAATATTGTACAAAATTATTAGACGAATTGAAAGTGATTACTGAATTCGATGTAACCAAATTACATAACAAATCAAGACAAATAGGATATATAATGAAATACTTTTATGAATTTCATACAAATAAGGACATTCAAAGCACGATTGAGTTTAGCATAGGTATGAATGCATTTGTTGAACATATGAATGGATTAAATAAATTGAGTAGAGAGAAATACATTAATAAATGTAAATTTGGCAAAAAGACGAAAATGGAAAAAGCATATTATCCGTCTTTAATGGAGAATGATCCAGTCAAAAACAATATTGATTTAAGAAAGAATATTGCCATCACCGGACCAAACGCTTCTGGAAAAACGACTATATTGAAAACTGTATTATTTAATTTGATTTTCACACAAGGATTTGGATATGGATTTTATTCAAAAGCAACTATTGCTCCATATAATCATATTCATTGCTATTTAAATATACCTGATACATCTGGGCGTGATAGTTTATTTCAAGCAGAAGCCAGGCGCTGTAAAGAAATATTGGAAAGTTTAGAAGATGGACAAAAACATTTTTGTATATTCGACGAATTGTTTTCTGGAACAAATCCAACCGAAGCGTGTGCAAGCTCTTATGGATTTGTAAAATATTTAATAGAGCAGAAAAACATTGATTTTATTTTGACAACCCATTTGTTGGATTTATGTAAAAAGCTAGAACCAATAGTTAATAATAGTCATATGAACGTAGAAAAGCAAGACGAATATACCTTTAATTATACCTACCAAATTAGCCGAGGTATTTCAAACGTAAGAGGAGGATTAAAAGTATTGTTTGATTTGAATTATCCTGAGCGTATTTTAACAGAATCAACCAAATTATTGAAAAACATGTAAAATGTAAAATTCGTTTGCTCAGTATTTAATTAATATTTATAGTAAATAATAATGTATGAAGTTTTAACAAGTCCGATTACATTGCTTTGTTTAGGCATTGTATTTTTATTAATATCTTTATTGTTTTTCTATTTTAGGAGAAGTATCTCTATTTTAGAGAGAGCACAAATGGAACAAGCGCGAGTTCTCCAATCCTTTATTACAAATATGGAAATGTATAGGCATCAACAAATACATCATCCACCAATCCCGCAACATAATACTGAACAGTTAGGTGGAATGGGAGAACGTTCTGAATTAATACAAAGTCGTGAAATGAATGAACCATTAATTGACGTATCGGATGACAGTGACGAGGACAGTGACGAGGACAGTGATGAGGACAGTTATGAGGACAGTGACGAGGACAGTGATGAGGAAACTGCCAACAATGAAAACGTATCTTCCGTTTCGAACAATGGTTTATCTATTTTAGAAATAGACGAATTAGATAATAGCGACGATGAAATAAAAGTCATTCAACTACAAGAGAATAATTTAGAAGAAAATGTTTCTGATTTATTAGAAGTTAATGAATTACCTATGTTTTCAGAAGAATCTCATACAATGAATATAAATATTATTGATAATAGTAATAGTAATAGTGATAGCGATAGTGATAGTGAGACCGATAGTGACGATGAGAGTATTAATGAAAGTGGCAGTGATGCTAATGTTCAGCATACAAATGATGTCAATGATATATTACAAAGCAAACCGATATCTTCTATTAAGAAGATACCTTCTGTACAAGAAATGATGACAAGTAATGAAGCAACTACTGAATCGAACGGTGAAAGTATTTCAACAGATTTAAAAACATTAACATTACAGAAATTAAGGCAAATTGCAGTAGAAAAAGAACTTATTCAATCGGGTAGCAAGACTAATAAAAAAGAGCTGATTAAATTGATTGAAGACTCGTCAAAGTAAATTTGTAAATACATTTTCTCTCTACGTATATATATACAATGAGTTGGGGAACATGTTATGCTGGCTCAAATAATATTCATTTTGATTTTCCGCCTATCATGGCCGATGGAAGAAATTACGCAAAGTGGCAACCAGGGGCAGTTATTAATGAACAAATCAGAGAGGAGAATAATATTAAATCAAATTGGCAATATAGACAATATTTAACAAAAAACGCAGACTCCGTTATAAAAGCCAATCAACTAGAGGCATGCGATGATTGTTGTTATTGTCCTGCTTTAAAAACAGGAGAACCAGTACCAAATACTCCATTCTTGTATAAATCGTGTATGGAGAAATCACAGCCTTATGGGTATGAAACCAGCGATTTGAAAAATGTTTATCTCTCATCTTATCAGCTTCAAGCTAGAATGGTTGCTCCTGCTATTACACAAGAACAATTGCTTCAACATCAGTATCCTAATCCAAATTAATATAACAATTTTAACCTAGTAAGTAATTAAACAATGTATTGTAGTATAATATATTACAATACATAAGTAAATGAAAATAGTAAGTATAGACGTGGGGATTAAGAATCTGGCCCTTTGCTTATTTGATATTGACGAGATGAATAAAGAAAAATACGAAATACTAAAATGGGATGTAGTAAGCTTATGTAATGAAACTGTTGTAAAATGTTCATGTGGAAAGCTGGCCAAATACTGTCATGGTGATATAGTTTGCTGTAAAAAACACTGCAAAGACATTGAATATCCCATTATTCCAAAAGAATTGGAACTTCATAAATTAAAAAAAATCAAAATCAATAATTTGAAAGACATTCTAACATGTCATCAAATTGAATTTGATTCAAAGAAAAGCAAGGTTCTTTTATTAGAATACTTACATGATATGTTACCGAAGAAGTTTATATTGCCGTTTTCAAATAGGGTGAAAACAACCGATTTGAGTCTAATCGATATTGGTATTAATATGAAAAACACATTGGATGAACTATATGGAGATTTATATATAGACACGGTTATTATTGAAAATCAAATAAGTCCGATTGCGAATCGCATGAAAACGTTACAAGGTATGATAGCGCAATATTTTATTATGAAAGATACCACTGACATTCATTTTATATCGGCTGCTAATAAATTAAAAGATTACGTATCAAAAAAAACTACTTATTCAGAGAGAAAAACGATGGGTATTGAAATATGCGAAGAGTTATTAATTAATAATGAACAATTTGGAAAACATTTAGAGATGTTTCATACCCATAAGAAAAAGGACGATTTGGCAGATTGTTTTTTACAAGGCATTTGGTATTTACGAGATAAGATAATATATAATTAATGTGTTTGATTTAAAATTAAAGTTTCTATTTAAATCATAATGGGAGAACCTGAAATAATCGATATTAGTAATTTTGATACCGAAAATACAATTAACATATCTAATTCAATGGATGATTCGCGCGATATAGGACGGTCTAAATCTTCAAACTTTGGTATTGAATTATTAATGAATGATAAAAAGAAAAATTCTATTGGCGGTGGCGGTGGCGGTGGTGGATTATCCAGTGATATTGATGTGAATGATTTAAATAATTTAGAAGACGAGTTAAATGATTTATCTGCACCAAAGAAGAGCATCAAATCTGCTAGATCAAATATGTTTTCCACTTCATTCAAGTTAAATGACGAACCATTATTACCTGACGTTATGGATGATCATGTTGATGTACCATCTGTAGAACCGTTAAATTTAGGCGCTTCTATGAAAGATTCTTCTAGTGAAGATAAACAGACATGGGACGGTTATGGGAAATTCAATGATATTCCAATCAATCCTGATATTACAAAATCCCAAGCAGAGCCTCGAGTGAGTAAAGAAGAAGCATTGAAAGAAAAATTTAACTATCTTCAGAAGTTAGAAGATTTAGAGAGAAAGGGGGTAAAGCTTACGAAGAAATATGACATGGAATCTAATCTACTTGAGATGAAAGGTGAATATGAATCAATTGTATCGGAGAAAGAAAGAAAAAATGCCGTAAAATTTCAAGGAAAAATGATGATGGCTTGTATTACTGGTCTAGAATTTTTGAATAATAAATTCGATCCATTTGATGTAAAAATAGATGGTTGGTCAGAACAAATAAGTGAGAATATTGACGACTATGACGATATTTTTGCTGAACTACACGAGAAGTATAAGTCAAAGGCTACTATGGCTCCAGAATTGAAGCTTTTGTTTCAATTGGGTGGAAGTGCTTTAATGGTTCATATGACAAATAGTATGTTTAAATCTTCCATGCCTGGTATGGATGATATCATGCGACAAAATCCTGATCTAATGCAACAATTCACAAGTGCTGCGGTAAATTCAATGGGTCAAACGAATCCTGGTCTAGGAGGTTTCATGGGGTCTATGATGGGGGGTCAAGGCCAGCAACAGCAGCAGCAACAACAGCAGCAGCAACAGCAGCAGCAGCAGCAGCAACAGCAACAGCAACAGCAACAGCAACAGCAACAGC